TTTATTCGCGGTAAATGTATGACTAAGATTAGATGAATATTGTGTAAAATATTTAATAGGATCAGTGGTTTTCTTTATTACTTCTGTCATTCTTACCTTGTTTATAGTTTTAGTAACATCATCTGGATCAGTTACTTGCTGTTCCCATTTAACTCTAATTTCTTCAACGTCGTCAAAACCACCACCGTTATTCCATGTTAAACCTAATTGGATATTCTTGGAAAGTTCCTTATCATCAAAAGTCGTCGCAGTCGAGTCGTATCCCTCCGTTTGTTTAATCATATACGTTGAAGTCTTTTCAGTCGTATTATCAGATTTATCCGGGTTTTGAGTAGCCTGTAAATTACCAACCTCAATAGTTGGTCCGACTGTATCCCTCTTATCATCGGTAGGAGTAGATGAATCACTTCCTCTTTTTCTCATAATCAAAAATAGAATAACAAGAATAACAAGAAGTGCAACAGCACCGTAAATATATTTTGTTTCCATGTTTATTTATATTATACATTTTTATTTTTATTCCAAACATGTTTACCTCGATTAAAAGTAAAAATGTGTGAATTATTCGTTTACACACGGGGTAAGTGTAACTTCAGATTTATCTTCGGATAACAAAATATCCATGGATTGGTAATTACATTTATATTTAAGACCTGTCATATTTACAATATTTTCAACCACTAATTTGTGATTACTCGATACCGAATCTTGCATATCGTACATAAGGAATTCTTCACCTTCATCATTCGTACCCGTAGGGCTAAGACGTATATAATCGGGTTTTGAACCCTCTAGTAATTCCCATACTATAGATTTAGTACTATCTTCCAAAAGACCAACTTCGCGTGGTAAAGTAACATCAGTACCCGTGTATGCAAAAAATTTATCATTACCACTATCACCGCCTTTTATCTTAATTTTAAATTTGGAATTATCACCACCTTGAGTAGCAGGTATAATCGTAACCCTTGTATCATCACCAAATCCTGTAACCAAATCTTCAATTTTACCGGCACCATCAAAAAACATATAGTACCCTTTATTTATAAATTCACTCGTAATTTCAGCTTTTTTATCGTCATCTTTAGAAAGTGTTGGTTCTAACAAAGTGACTTTCTTTTCTTGTAACCCAAGTGTTTCTGCCAGCTCTTCTTCAGTAACTGGTATCGCGGCTATATCTTTAGGTGTTAATTCCATCTCAACACCCGTAAGTTTTTGTTTATAAAAAAGTCTGACTTTATTGTCACCAATTGCATTAATACCTTCACTATCTATACCACTAAAAACAATCTTACTGACTGCGTTCTTTTTAAACATTTTTGGTTCGTCGGTTTTTTTAATAGTCTTTTCCTGTTTTTTCTCACCTCCTATGTATCGGCGAGCAATTATTTCATCCAAGTCTAAACCGTCTTCTGTATTTTCATATTTTATACCGACATCAACGTTTTTAGATAAGGCTGTATAATCATCAGTATTAACAGCACCCGATCGCCCTGAAGCTTCGGCGGGATTATAAGTCTCTATAAGATTCATAGGTGTTATTTCAGCTGTAAATTCACCACGGTTTTTATAAAAATATGCACCCGCAATCACGAGCGAAAGTAAACAACAGCACATCATAAGAATCAAAATCATCTTTTTCTATTATTACTATTTATTTTTATTTTAAAATTATTTATCTTACCGACCACCTCGGCTTGGAGGAGGAGGAGGAGGAGGAGGAGGAGGAGGAGGAGGTGGAGGTGGGCTACCACCGTATCCACCACCTCTGCCACCACCTCTGCCACCACCGTATCCACCACCTCTGCCACCACCGTATCCACCGTATCCACCGCCTCTGCCACCGCCTCTGCCACCGCTACTTTGATACTGAGGTTGCTTAACTTCTAACGAGTTTGTACTTGTCGATATTATGTCATCTTCATAAATTAGTTTAATAACATATTTATATGTTGCGTACGAAGATTCTTGGTATGATAATGTAATTGAAGTATCTCCTACGTTTAATTTTTTTGTTTTTAAAACAGTCCCATCTTCGCGTTCAATTTGTAACGTATACGATTCGTGTGCGTTCATAATATCTGTAAATTTAATGGTAACCCTTTTATCTATAACAGATAGTTCTTGATTAAATGTTGGTGCAGGTGGTGGACCTGGCATCACGTTTTCGCATGAATCTGAACCACTACTAAAAGCATTTATGGTCATATATTCAACTTCATCATCAATTACACCTACACGTTCATTGTTTTTTAAGATATTACTTTTTCCTGCAGAAACAAAATTAGTATAATTTCCATCAGACTCCCAAGGACCAATCTTTTTTGCAAATTCTGTTTTATTATCTTTATCAACAAATCTCACCATCGAATTACACAATTTTCGACCCGCTACAAAATCGTTCGCGGACATCCCGGATTTTAAATCATTATCGAGACTATAAACCATAGCACGACCAGTATTTTCTTTTCTATTATAAAATGGCGTGTATCCAGGTACCCCAACCGCTATCTGATTACCCGCGCTATCTACATCCACAGATGTACCGAATCTAGATTTTGTTTCTAAAGATTCAGCTTGTCCAAGTACATCTTGATACTCTTGAACCAATGCCCATACACCCGTAGACGGATCACGCGTATACGACGAGACTGAACCCGTATTACTTTTTCCCGCCGAATTTGTACCATCATTAACTTTTTCCTCGGAGTATGTTACTTCGTATGGTGCACCAACAGCCAATTTATTATTATCAATAGAAACCGAACTACCAAACCTCATATTTCTAGGATCGTTCTGTCCAGAAAATTCTCTATGTTTCCATTTCCCGGTGTTAACATAATCTTCATCGTTATATTTAACACCGTTTGTATCTAGGTACGTTTGATCAAAACTATACGATGCCCCACTAGAATTTTGACGTTTCCCATTCACAAATTCTGAATGAGGTAAATCAAATGGAGTAACATTAGTATTTGGCATAATAATACTTTGTGCCCATTTACCTGGCTGATCTTTTAATTTATCATAAATATATACAGACCCTATTTCTTCTAGCTTATCATTTTCTGGATAAAACAAACTAGTGGTTCTGCCTTTTTTATATAGTGTTTTACCCGGAGCACCTATAGCCATTATGTTATTACTAAGAGATACACTTTCACCAAAATTATCGCCTTCTTCGAGAGAAATACTCATTTCATCATAACTCCCTTTCACGATATCGTTTTCTCCGGGTACTATCATTTTTACATCACTCCAATCGTAATAATTACTTGGGTTCATGCTATAAATATAAGCCGCACCTTTACCCCCATCTGCAAGTGGAGCACCTACAAGTAATTTACCTTCAGAAATGGAAACAGAGGCACCAAAGTTAGATTTTTTGGGACCGTATAGTGTTTTTACAAAAACAAATTTTTTCCCCGTTCGACTTTTTCTGTATAGATGAACCATATCATTTCTCCAATCACTGTAACAGGGTTGACCTACTACTGCAAAAACAGACCCAGATTTAAAAACACAAATTGAAACACTCGTACCAAAACCTTCCATCTCATTCATTGGTTTATATTCAGGGTAATGTATGTCACCCAAAAACTCAATTTTATTATTAACAACACGAAGAAAACCAACCGAACCTGATGGATTCCACATATACGTTAATTTGTATTTATTCCTCATAGTATATTGATCAAAAAAAGTCATTTTTTTATCATTATCCGGGGTTTTTATGTAATCATAGAACTTATCTAGTACATTTTTTTGATAACCAAGAATAATCTCATTTTGTTTTTCTTCCGGTAAATATCCTATACTATAACGATATTCACCGTTTACGTCTTCGATAAATTTTTCTTCTCCTTCTTTATCGTAATTTACTATAAATTTACCCCTTTTTCTTAATCTAATACCGTCTAAACTTGTATGACCCTCAATAATTTTGTAACTTGACGGTTTTGAACCAGGGAATGGTAATTTTTCTAATCTCATTTTCCAGGTTTCCCCGCGTCGCTCTTCCGTTGTAAAATACGTTCTATTTTCATCTATATACTCGTATTCTCCATCGAAATATCTAACTCCATTTCCATCTACGTAAATTTTTCTACCATTCTCAGCTATATATCCATAATAATCGTTTTTAAGATTTTCTATAGAATTTTTACCCCATTCATCTTGATTTACATCAATATTATTAACATAATCTTTCCATTTTTCCGATACTTTATCATCGTCGGTATACCCCGTTTTATATTTTTTTTGACTTTCAAGCGACGACTTAGTGATACCGTCTACATTTTCAGTAGCCCAGATTATTATACCTTCAGAGTCTTTTTGAAAACTACTCATTTGTGGCGTGGAAATGACTCTATTTTCTTCATCACCAACAGATGTTATCGCTACGTAACCCTTATCAACAGAAACAGCTGAACCCGTTTTATCACGACTTTTACCACCTCTAACTATACCGATATTGTACCACTCACCGTCTTCACTGTCTCTTTTCATAATAAAAGCAGCACCGGAGTCCGGGTACTCGTAAATTTCTTTTGTAGTAAGTACATCTTTACGTTTACCATCTTCATCAAATTCTATAACATTAGTTGTACCGTCTTTTACCTTTACAGTCATTTTCTTACCTTTACCCGTATTTGGTGCACCAATAACCATTATATTATCACTTATAGATACCGAACTTCCATACTGACCATGTTTAAAAGCTTCGTGTGCTTTTTTACCATCTTTCTTATCAACTGGTCTTACCGGATTATCACCGATATCGTTAATTGGATATAAGGTTTCAATCGGTTTTCTTTCTGGTAAGGATGAAGATGGGGATGAACCCAATTCAAGGGAACGAGCATCGTTTTCTATACTTGTTAATTTTACCGATTCCGAAAAATAAGCTGGTGTTGTTGGTAGTGCTGGTGCATTAGCCGGTGGTGATGGTGCTACGTAAGTTGGTCTTCTATAATCTGGTTCACCTACATTAAATGGGAGTATTTGCCAAAAATTTAGGGCAGCTCGAAGACGCCTATTAACACTGTTCCACATGTTTGTGTGATCTTCTCTTGCGTCAGATCCCGCGTTTCCCGGTAGACCGCCGCTTATGCGATTATTATTAGTAAATGTAATAAAGTTATTCCTTTTATATATTTCTTTAGTCGTATTATCACTTTGTAAAGTTTCCTTAACTGTTAAATTCATATGATGCCTTGCATCTCTAACAAGAAGCATAATACCCTTACCAATTTTCGCATCCGAATAAATTGAAAATATGGGTTCAGTTTTAAGAGCATCGTCCCATTTGAAATAGTGATAACCATTGTAACTATAAACTTTCGAATTACCTCTAATGTATGGGTACTTACCATCTGTTCTAAATCTGCTGTGACTTGGGAGATTAGTTTTATTACGATTAAGATATATTTTCCCGTTTATGTTTACCATTAAATTCTGATAAGAGTCATCTTCTGTATATCTAGGAACATCCTCTTTATCTGGTAAACTATACTCTTTATCACTTAGTTCCATATTTCCAGTCGTTTCGTTATAAATCGGTATTTTTATGGGAGCATCAACTTCTGATAGATTTCTATGATTATATTCTTCTCGAACGTGCCCATATTCAAGATTTTCAGGATTATGGTCACTATATTGCAAATAATATAAGTATTTAATGGTAAAAGCGTTTTTTGTATTTGTTGGAAATACACCCTCAAAATTATCATTGACATATATATCGTATCTATATTTAGCACCCGCTTCACTTTCATAATTTTTAACAGTAGTTGTAATAATTTTAGAATCATTAACAAAATGAGCGTATAATACACCATCGTCAATTAATATTTGACCACCCACGCTATTGGTCTGAAATCTACTTGAATTTTCTAAATTATTTTCCGCTCGGGGTGCAATAATGGCTAAGAATCCATGATCATCGACCGACAAACTACTCAAATCAATAATTAATTCTATTTCCTTCTCCGTTTGTTTTTCTATTTTTAACACGGATTGAATTTTATATTTTAACTTGTTCACGGGTGTATTATCTCTTATACTCGAAAGTGTACGTGTATTCGCAAAAGTTAAATTTAATTCGTTAGCAGTATAATTGTCTTTCATATCACAAATAATTACGGAATAATCATCGGTTTTATCTGGGTTTTCAATAGTTGTATTTAATTTAAGCTTCTTATTAACATTATCCCATGTCCAAGTACTGGAATCATCTTTAAACGTAGGCGATTTACCATATATTTTTTCTGTTTTTAATACATCAGCATTTAAATTTTTTGTTTTGTAATAATCCGATAATAAAGTAATTTCATCAGATGTTAAGGTTACATCAAAATATGCGAAAGATGAAATAAGCCCACCTTTACATGGTTGAATTGTAGTAATTTTTTCTGGTATACCGGGATAAAAAATTTTAGGTTGTGTATTGTCTTCTTTATATAGAGTATCATCAATAAGTTGCGTTTCCTGTTCTTCAAATAAGGGACTGCCGTTTGAAACAGTCTTATCACTTATAAGTTTAACTTTAGTTGTATATTCCGGATACCGAATATAAGTATTTCTTGTATTACCTATACTAGCAATATACGAAGTTTCTCCCATAAATTCTCGAGTTCTATCGCGATCAATATCACCAGTGCCATCATTGTCATAAGTCTTTTTTTCTCCAATAATTACTTTTTGTGTAATTATCAAAATGTGCCATTCACTTTTCGAGACAATAAGTCCCGTGTTTTTTCCACTAATTATTAGTTTACCATCCACTATTCCTATAGCACCTTCTAATATGGATGAATCTTTTACTTTATTATTCTCTATGGAAGATGGATAAACAAGGAGTCCAAAATTACCGGTTAATAATCTTTCTATTTCTACATTGGGTGTAGTTGAAAAAACTAAAACCATGGAACGATCCTTCCCTTCATTAACAAGTTTAAGTGGAAAATTAATATTACCAGATATACCAGCTTTTGTTCCCGCCGCATTATTTATGATTTTTAGTTTATTTTCGTCGGCAATAATATTAGATTTCGAACCTTGATTTCTATATTCGAAAGTTGTTTCTTTTATAGTAGGTGGTACGTGTATGTAAAATGTAGGTGCTTGTTCTATACCCATAGGTAAATCCTTACCTTCAATAATTTTTCCGTATTTAGCAAGGTATTCAGCTTCATTTTTTTCAGTTGTTGCTTTTTCTTTAATTTTAGTATTATACGTTTTCGGATCACACGAACCATTCATAAATCCGTTTATAGAGAGTAAAATTTTTTTAGCATTGTCAATTTTAGTCTTCTCATCATCAGTTTTTGCCTCTTCTTTTTTGTTAGTAGCCGCTTCTGATACTTTTCTAATATCATAAAGTCTTGGTAAACCTAATAAATCTTGTGCTTCGTATATTTTATCCATGGTTATAGTCGTATCAATATTATTTATATCAAATTTCACAAAACGTACGCCTTCGATAATATCCTTAGTTTCAGAAACATTACACACAGGTTTACCTTTATTACCTTGTGTAGAATCTATAACTGTATTAGACTCCTTAATTGGGTAATCTTCGTCATCGCATGTAATATCACTGCTAGTATTATGATACTTACTTCTTCTGTCAAAAAATGATTCCGCATCGTTTCTGCAATAATACATAGATTTCGACTCATTACCAACTTTACAATATTCTTCATTTTCATCAATTGGATCTTTACCAATTATGTTTAAATCAGCTTGTGTTGTGTATTGGGTTGAACTTAAACGTTTCACCTCCCCTCTCTTCTCGGTATATAATTTAAAAGAAGTCTTGTCTGGTTTTGACACAGTTGAACACGTTATAGATTTGTCTTCACCAATAATACACCATTTTAGTGCATCACTATCAATTGTTTTACCCATGACCGTTTGTAACTGAAAATCACCGGTTTTACCACGTTTTTCTGATGTATTTCTATAACTTAAATAAAATAAAGTCGAACAACTAATACTTATATCCGGAATATAGTTAGTGGAATACCAATCTTTACCCGCCGTTTTTACTTTATTATCTTCATCGACGTAATAATAGTAATCGTCACTCACAGAACTACCATAATAATTACTCTTTAAAAAACCACCTTTTATCTGATACCATCCTTCATCAGGTAAGTTATCAGCCGCTGCGGAAGGCCATTGTATTTCGGGTCCTTCGACCTTTGTAATTTGAGACTTTTTTAAAGAAATTTCATCTTTATTTACCGTAAACTCTTTGTACCCAGCTTCATTGTTAACTCCTTTCTCGTTGTAATATAATGTTAATTTTACATTCCCATTTGAAATCTTATAATCAAATAACGTATCTTTTAAAAAATTTACGGATACGTTAGTATAATTCGTTAATATAGATGGATCCGTATACTCTTTTGTGATTGTTCGTTTACCACCGTCTTCTAAACTTGGAAATTCACCAACAAGTATCCATTTAGTAACACCATCAACCTTACCGTTACGCCATGAAAAGTCTATAGAGTCTATAGTATAATTTTCATGTTTTTTATAGTAAAGGTAAATTAATACAATTAATATAATACATAAAATGATAATTAGATTATTACCATTAATCATTTTATATATTACGAGATTTAAATATAGTTAATATTAGCCTGATAAATCAAAACCGTATATATATCCAGCACCGCCGGTATATTCTTCGTTCCGTGCCAAACTACCGGTTTGTTTGTTTAAGAGCGCAGGTCCGCTACCAGATAATACAATAGGTTCAGTTTTATTTCGCATTGACATCGTAGCGTTTACCATCGAGATCCCAACCGTACGTACTTTTTTTACACGCAAATTGGTGTATACTGGAATTACCGTTTTTATAAAGATTTGCAAAATCCGTACCAAATTGTGATGTATTAGGACCGTAATAAGGGCGTTGACAATTACCAACAGAAGTTTCCGAACATTTTTCTTTAATTTTTTCATATCCATCGGTAAAGGTATCACGCATAGATTGCCAAGCCGAATCTTTATATTGATTTGCTTTGTTCCCCCATATTTTTGATTCTAATTCTTCTCGTGTTTTTGCTTCACATATTTCATCTTCAATCGTACCTGCCCTTGGATCAATCTCAACTACAGGTTCCGTAGCAGATCCTCGCCAGTTACAGATTGATTCATCAAAATTTTTACTAAAGTCTGGTAAGGAGATAGGACTATTATTGAAAAGGTCATTCGTAGGCTTGTGGCTTGAAATTTTTGCCGATGCCTTTTTAGTATCAAACTTATCTTGTATAGTTGTAATTTTAGACGACGTATCACTATTTGTTTTCTCTGCTAAACAAAGTCCCTTTTCTGTTATTTTTTCACACTGTGCATCTATTGCATCTTTTAATGCTTTCACATCACTATCGTTAGGACACACGTCAGTACCATATTCTTTTATATATTTAAAATTTGGAATACTATCGTCGCCGTAATCTATAGACCAGCGACAACTATCATTAGGAGTATAACCATCGTTTAGGTATGAACAAGATTCTTTCATGCGATATTCTTTGATTAAATCTCTGAATGGTGGACTTGAATATAAATCGGCCGTGCTAAATTTACCTTCGCATCCCTCAGTTTTTCCCTTTCTATCGTACTTACCTTTATGTCTACACCCAGTTCCCCAATCTGGTAACTCTTCTCCAGCGTCTCCGTTTTTTTTCTCTTCAAATTTAGGTGTAGTGTAAAAAATTCTTTTACACAAGGTTTCAACGGTATCATCACTTTCTATACGAGTACCTACAGAATTAGCATATGTCTTAACTTCGGCTATACTAAAATTCGCACACTTTCCATTCGCGACGTAGTTTGTCTTCTGTACGGGTATATAAAAAGTATTCCATCTTTTCATTGGGTTTGTTTCTGTTGTGTTATACCACCCTACAGTTTTTTGAAACTCGGTACTTTCCCCTTTCCCCTTTTGAGTTACAGTACACGTATTAGTAACTTTTGTTAATACAATTTCATCGTCGGATATTTTTAGTGGTGTTCCAGATTCCATTCTATACAAATAATTTTCATCCATTTTATATACACGAGCATTATCTCGCCAAGAACCATCCTCTGTATTTATAGCTTCAAACTTATCTTTTTGATTGTATTCAGTACTATCATTCGAGTAAAAGACTTCTCCATAAAGTTTACGAGTTGTACGATAATTTTTTGTTCCATCAGAATATTTTATTTCTTTTGAATCAAAGTCATATGGAATAGAACCTCCATATGTTTTAAATGTTTTTGTCCATTTATTGTTATTCGCACTTCTTAAATAAAACTCGTTACTCCAGCTTTGAAGTTTTTGTAAATAAAATGTATCGTAACATTCTTTATCATCATACGTTTTATCTGAAAACTCAAATTCATCTTGGTCATTTATTATGAATTTTTTAGTACCCGTTTTGGATTTTATAGTATAAAACCCGTTCTGAAACTCGTGATCTGATTGATTAAACGAGAAAAGAGTTTCGTTTAGTTTTGTAAGAAGATCTAGGGTAATACTAAACATGTTTTTTTGTAAATATAACGCTTTTGTAATAAGTGGTTCCGATTCTTCGTTATAATAAACATCAACTTTCAAACCCTGTTTTACCGTATCGAAACTAAAATCTCTACCGTCAAATATAATTTCATTATTCTTAAAAGGTTTGAAATATTCAGGCTCATCTTCTTTTTTTATTTCTTTAGTTTCTAACACGACAAGGTTACCGTCACTATTACCACCCGTTAACTTAATAACCCATTTAGTAACACCGTCAGTCGTTTTGTTTCGCCAACCGAATTTTATTTCGTTGGTTTTCAATGCATACCCTTCTGATGTTATGTATTTTGATATAATCAATACAACTACAGTAATACATAAAATGATGAGTAACTTTCTATCGGTTATCATTTTATATACTATGAGATATTATTTATGTTAAAATTTAATTATTATTTTTCTTCTATTACGTACCCTGATTTACGACTGGTTATAAAATATACAAACGTACCAATCATGCCTAGGATTACTAATATAATACCATAATCTTGACCATCCATTTTTTTATATTATACTATTATAAAAAAATGCGGGCTGTTACTTCAGTATTATTAGAGGCACTCCTCATTGGTGTCATGTTACAGGTTTTAGTTATGGGTCTTACGAAATATGTATATAAGGGAACGGGTGTACTTATAATATCAGGCGCACTCATACATTTACTTTTTGAGTATTCGCCATTCGGTAATATTAACGAAAAATGGTGTAAAATGATATTTTAATTAAAATTAGTCTATTTCCATATTAATACTCATGTTTCTTAGAAGAGTCTCCCCTTTATCAATAAGATCTTCTAAGGTATAATTCAATTCTTTCAGTTTATCTTCAATATCCTCGTTATAATCATTCAAATAATTTTTGAAAAAAGCTCGTGCGTTACCAACATCGTGTCCTGCATCCAATAAACATCCCAAAGTATATCTTCTTAATCGAATACCAATCTCGTTCGCGCGTTCTTTTATAGCAGCTTTTCGAACAGTTTCAGTTATTCTCTGTCTCGGTTTTGTTTTAGTAATAAGTTTCTCCGTATCTCTAATTTGTTGTCTAATTTTTTGTAATTCGTTTTCATCGTGTTCTCTCTGCGCCTGTTCAAGAATTCTCATATCATTTTCAAACGCCTCTCGATCGTTTTCCCAACCATGTGCTCTATCAAGAGCAAAATCACGGAGTTCATTCTCCTCGTCAGGTGTTGCTAGGAGAAAATCATCGTTTTCATCATTTATTTGATTTGAAGGTGCATCTGCATCTGCATCCTGTAATTCGTGTTCGTAATATCTATATCTATTTCCCCTTTCTGTTCGTATAGGTACAAATGGAACAGGTGGGAAATTGAGTGTACTATCACTCATCACTTCTCTTAACATAAAAGTATTAGTATCATCATCTTCAGATTCTGAATCATAACTTGAATTTGAAGGTGAAATAATATCATGGATTTTTTTTATCGAATTACACATCTCAAGATAATGACCCTCGGATATATTAGTCGAATTTAAATCAATCAAACGCATTAAATTAGTAAGATCTTCCATTTTTATATTCTTAAAAAAAAATAAATTAAAATCAACTTAGGTTACTCACGTCTAGATTTATTTCGTAAAAAGTATCTATAATACCCTGATTTACACGCATAAATGAAGTTACAATTTCCATTTCATTTTCAATGGAATCAAGATTACGTATATATACTTCTCTTTGACACTGTCTATATTCATTTGAAAAACTTAAATATTCTAAAAAAAAATCGTGTGAATTACTCGCGTATCCAAGTTCTTGTAATTCTTCTATAGTTTCACAAAGGGGTAGGTTTAAAGCGTTACAATATGCCTCGAGTGCTTCGTTTTTAATATTTTTAGTTACGCGGTATCTTTTTTTACACATTTTTAAGGCTCGTCTTATTCTCTTTCGTTCGCGAACGAAACCCATACACTTAGTAACTATTGTATCTAAGGGATTTTCTCTTAATCTAACTGGTAAAGTACGAACACGTCGAGTATTTCTAGAAATATCACGGAGTGTATTACAAATTTCTAAATAATCACCTTCAGGTATTTCGTCTGAGTGATTATCAACTAAGCTCATGATTTTTTGTAGAGTAGTAGTTGTCATGGTATATATTAAAACTTTCTATTTTTTAAATGGAATTCTTCTAGATATGACCTGTAAAATTCAGTCTCGTTTGACACACACGGATCGAGATATAAGAGTTTTTTGTAAGTAAAAACGTTTTTAATACCCAGTTCTTCAGATCTAGTGGCAATAGCATAATTTCTGACTGACTGTGTTACATTCTTTCGTTTCACAAAACTTGTATTTTTTTTAATTTTATGAATATCAAATTCATCTTTCAGAAATATGTACTTTTCTTTCCAATAATCTCTTTCTTTATAAACACTTACCATGTGTTTATTTATTTTGTACAGTTCTGGATACTTTTCCCGTGTTGTTTCCGTCATTTTTTAATAAAAGTAAAGCTTCAATTACTTCGGCGATTTCTTTATGTTTTAAACAGAATCCGTTCTTACCAGCTCTATAATAACAGGGTTGGTAGCAACAATTTGTTCGCATTTGTGTTTTATATTTTATATTTTTATATTTCAACTTAGGACTCCGATTCACTTACAATTTCACCTTCTTCAACTTCAGTTTCGGATTCAGAAAGCATTTCACTTTCTTCATCACTTGAATATTCATCTGTACGTTTTACATCGTCTATATTATTAGGAAGAATATCGTAAAGATTGTCCCAATTTACATGACTCTTGATTTCATAATCATCAATAAAGTCGTCCATCGAAATTTTATCATAAATACCCCAATCTTCTTGAAATAACCATCTCCAATACCCAATATCTTTGTATTCGATTTTAGACGGAAAAAGTTCAACCGAATAATTTTCACCTTCTCTATACTTATTTCTATAAAGACTTTCTATAGTTTCTTCTACGTAAATATCATACATGTGTTCTAAAACACCGACAGGTGATTCACAAACATTTATTTTGGGTTCGTAAGAAAATGTTGTAAAATGCGCCTGTCCATAACTTGTTTCAATTTTTTTCTTTGAAACTCCCATGTAAGCGATATAATTTTTATTATTGGGGGGAATGAGGTGTTCGGGGTATCCAAATTCTGCACGTAAACCATAGACATTACAGGTTTTATTGTTCAAATTACTACATAAATCATTAAGGTGAGAAAGTTTTACGAGTGAGGTACAGTTTTTTAAAAGTTCGTGTGTAAGGTTATTAGACATGTTATATCATTAAAAGGTCTATATTTTTTAAGTATGATTAAATTTCCATTTTTGTTTTTGGTAACGTTTGTAAAAGACATTCCCAGTCAACATTTTCTGGTATTTTGTTTTTTGAAAAAAACTTTTCGCCAGATTCGATATCTTCAAAATATCTCTTCATATATTTAGTCCACATGCGTCTTTCTGATCTGATAACATAAGGTACAATTATCATTTCTCTGTAATCTACTACTGATCCATCTTTAGGAGATAATTCATCCACAAGCATATTTAAAAAGGGTAATATAATTTCTTCACACCCCTTATTTTCATGATAAAATTGAATCATTCGAATGTCCTCTCTATTGCTGACCTTACTTAAACAAACATAACCGAGATACGTATTATCACCGAGTTTAGTCGGAAAATCTTCTTTGGGTTTAAGTGCAAAAACTTCAACATCAATAGGTTCGAATAAACCTAAGGCATTAGACATGACTTCGTTCATATCTTTGAGTTGAACAATTTCTGTGTGTGTTTTTAAAAGATTAAAGAATAAAGACATTTTTGTTTATTTATTTAATTTTTATATTTCATCCAATTCACTTAGGTCATTATCAATCACTAATAATTCTTCAGCTACTATCTGATAAAAAGCCATTTTATATGATAAAAAACCAAATAAAGTCGCACCCATATTAAAATCAAAACCCAAATCATGTGAATTCCACATGGATTCTAACAATGCTAAAAATGTAGGCACTAATAATCTTTTATTTAAACCCGGTAATCTTTCAATGTTATCAACATAATTAGAAAGTGAGTCTATGTATATACACGAAGCTATAGTACCAATACTAGCAGATATACCATCAACGGGTGTGTGAAAAATAAAATGATATGTAGAAACCACCGCGCCGTATTTCAAAGTTGATTTTTTAATCTTATGTTTGATTTTTTCATATTCTGCTATACCGTCTTTTCTTTTAGTTGGACACGATATTCTAAGTGTTTTTTGCGTGGGATTTATTATATTTAACATTAATTAATATATATTACAATTTATTCATTAAGTATCTAATTCATTAAATCAATATCTATGTTTTCGTCATCAAAATATTTCTTTTTAAATTTACGTTCTTTATCCAGGAAATCTTCACATCGAGTAACAGATTCGTATATACGAACTTGAATTTCGGTTAATCTATCTTCGTGTGTAAAATTATCTTGTTTTCTAGACATTTTTCTCCATTTTTCACCGAAAAGACTTATATATTTCAGATTACGCCTTTCGTATTCTAGTTCATTTAACATTGTTCTGTATAAAACCAGTGAATACGAGTCATGTTCTTCACGTTTAAAATCTGTATAACAAAACTCTTCATATGCCAGTGTTTTCATGCGTTGATAAAGTTGGTTCCCCCCATTTTTCTTTCCACTTTCTGCATAAAGTTTCGAGTCTTTCTTTTGAGAATCGTGTATTTCGTAATTGTTTTTCCGGGGCTCCTGGGCACACAAGGTTTTCGTATTCGTATTTTTGAGTTTTTTCCCATATAACCCTTTGAACGTCTTCACAGAGTTCGTTTGTCGCTTGACAGAAAGCGATTTTATAGTCGTGTGTGTGTAAGTGTATGTAATCCATTTCATTTATATGTTAAGTTTATTAAATCTTTATTTATATTTAAAAAACTTAGGACTATATTTATCGAATGTTTTGTCATGTTTTAAATATTCTAAAATAATAGTCTCACCACAATCGTTTTTTGATATAATTTTATTACTTGAAAATTCCGATGATAATACCATATCAGAGTGTATCGTATTAGGATATAATGATACATAAGACTCCGTTGATTTTAGTGTTTGTGTATTTGAACCCAATAAGCGAGATATACTAGAGTAAAACGAAAACATGTTATTATTTATGTTTATTTTTTTATATTGTAAATACAAGATGGTTTCACTCCAGGACTTACCCAAAAAAGTACAGTACATTATAATAGATTCAAAATATGTAAATGGTTCAAATAATACATTTTCTATAGATCTAACACTTGAATCAAATTTACATTTAGAAGAAATGTCACAGGTATGTGGACTGAAACCAGTTGATTTTTATATCACACAGGTTGGTCAAGCTAATCCGAACTCTGATTCACATGTAAGTAGCGTTGCAAAATACGTTGATATTATATGTGAAGATGTACCAAAAAGAGCACAAATACTTGATGAAAGGCATGGGCAGGTTTTAGCGAGAGTACCATTAGAAAGACATTTCAATCATGGTTCACATACTATTATTAGGGATAAACAATGGAAAGGGTTTCAAAGACAAACAAACTTATTTAATCCCATATCTATACAAAAACTGAATTTTGAATTATACGAGTATCAGGAAGATACTGATTACGTTACTTTACAACCTGATGCAGAGTGGTATATGGTTCTCGAAATAACAACTATAGATGTAAAAGAAAAACCTATAAATAGAGAAGTTCAGATTCTCGAGGCTTTGCATAAACTTATCGGTAAGATAGATGAACTCAACATAAATGTCGAAAAACTTCCAGATAAGAATGATATTGAAAAAATGGAACAAGAAAAAAGAAAGAAAATCCCGTTAATCTACCTTTTTATATTTATAATGTTTATGGGTGGTGGTTATTACTTACTAAATCGCAAGGTTTCACAGCCAATGCCTATGCAGATGCAGCCGGCTTTTTAGCCGGCGTTTTCTTTGGTGTAGCCGACTTTTTAGCTGGTGTTTTCTTTGGTGTAGCAGCTTTTTTAGCTGGAGCTGGAGCTGGAGCTGGTGCTGGTGCTGGTGCTGGTGCTGGTGCTGGTGCTGGTGCTGGTGCTGGTGCTGGAGCTGGAGCTGGAGCTGGAGCTGGAGCTGGTGCTGGTGCCTTGATAATGTCGGCAATTTCTTTAATTATACCATATATTTCAGTTTTGTGAATTTTTGGTCTTTGAAGAGCATGTTCAATTTTTTCTCTGACAGAGTCCATCGCGTAATATATATAAAAGAAATATTATCTTTATACTAAATGTTATTCATAGGTCCAACTCTCCTGAGCGGAATAGGTCAACACTGTAAAAAATACATGGACCTTTTTCCCGTTGATGAACACACTAAATATTTAGAAATACACGATGAAATACCAGAGTCTGAACATGCATTTATATTCGCACTTCCCGTAAAGTATTGGTTAGACAAAATACCAGAAATTAAAAGAAAGGTGAAGCATGTAACATGTATGACGGTATGTGAAACAGAAACAGTGCACGAAGATTACGGTAATCTTTTTGATTTATTTGATAAAATTGCAGTACCAAGTGAATACTGTAGAAAAATTTTTAAAAGGCAATTTCCAGATAAACATTTTTTTGTAATACACGCACATATACCCGATAAAAGACCGTATACATTTTACCATATAGGTAATGTACACGATCCTCGTAAAAATTTTAATAAAATATTAGAGTGTTTTTTACGATTAAATAAACCAGATTCTAGATTAATTGTTAAAGCTACATGTAAACAACCCGTTAATATAAACTTACCAAACGTAACTGTTATAAACGATCTGGTATCTGACGAAGTTATGGAAGATATACATAGTAAATCAGATTGTTATGTAAGCTTCTCTTCATCAGAAGGTGTTGGTATGGGTGCAGTAGAATCTGCTATAAGAGACAAACCGGTAATAATAACAGATTATGGTGGAGCAAAAGAATATATAAAAACACCTTATACTATTAAATGTGATTTACAAGAAATACCGAGAGATGATTTTTTATACAAAGAAGGTATGCAGTGGGGAAAACCCAGTGTAGACCAGCTCATGGAATTCATGTTTGATGCTTACAATAAAAAAATAAGATATATGGATCATACGAAAACCCGAATGCTCACGTGTAAAAAAAATGTTTTACAAGAATTCATCGTTAATGTAATTAGTCATGAAGATAATGAGTCCAGTAAGAATAGCTCCGGAAGTCAGAGACCCCTTTTGAGCGATTAACATGGCAACAATTTCATCAACGGGTCCTACATTTGTTGGTTTTTTAAAAACTTCTGGAATGATTTGCGATATAGCGAGGTAAAGTGCCATTGATATTATAACGGGTCTGAGTGTTTCCTGATCTAACATTATTATTATAACAATATATTTATTTTTTATGACTATTATTATGTTTTTTGCAATATATTCCACACGTTGATTTAAAAGAGCATCGTTTACCACTCATTGTTATAGCCTGACATGTAATATTCTTATGTCGATTTACTATGTGTTTATCTGGAACCATATCTAAAAAAACTATTTTACTTTTCTCTCGTTTGTCATTGTACTTTTTATGAGATTCTCTAAGCTTATGAATACTTCTCACAAATTGTTCACATTTTTCCGGTTGGTTTTTGTATAGACCTCTAGCAATATCTAAATCATTTTTTTCATACAACATGTTCATTTATGTTTTGGTTTTGATTCCTGATATATATTACATATTTTGCAACTGAGGTTAAAAAAATACACATAATTATAACATTACATGTAAAATAATACCATATATATTCATATATACCCAAAAATGTTGTTAATAACATGGTAAAAATAATATATACTATGTACACAATAATACCGTAAATATTATTATTTTGTGTGCTATGTAATGGTAATATACATGCTAAACAGTTAACTACAGATATGATATTATCATATATAAGTGTATAATATATACTGATTATAACAATAAATAAATTCAACCAGTATACAATATCCAGTTTGAATATTTGGTATTCAGGTTGTTCTTGATTTTGACTTTCGATAGTGGGTAAAACTTCCAATACATTTGGTCTTTCTTCTTCGTGATTTATACCTATAACACGAGTTCCATCCGGTTGTCTAACTTCATTATAGTACATAAAAGAATAAATTGTTTTTCTTTTATGTATATTAATATTAAATGTAAAGGTAGATGTTACATATGCGATAATCCACTCGAACCTTATGTAAAAAGTAATAATTGGCAGGTAAGAGATTTAGTCAGGTTTTATAAAAGAAATGTATCACCGTTATTTTGTTACAATAATGTAATTTTTTACAAAATTTATAAACTAAAAGCTAAAAAAATATGTTATAGTTGTTTTAAACATGGAAATAAAAAAATAACATGTGAACAATTGCGTAGACGTGAATCTGGTCAGTTTAATTATTTTAATCGAATACCTTCTTTATCCGAAAAAGATATCAATAGTTGGTTTCAAAAATTATATAAATACATTAAAAAAAAATATGATAAGGATAGACCTATACCAAATTTTTATGAAGAAGATATTTAAAAAATATATACGTATGTAATAGTATGTGCGACGCAGTATCGGGTCCGAATACAGGAGCAATAATATCTTTAAATGCTATAGGAAAACAAGATACTTACCTTATCGAAAATGATACAGAAAAGTCCTTCTTTAAATATAATTTAAAACAACATTCAAACTTTACAAAGTTTCATAAAAGTACTAAAGTTATAAAACCAGGTGACGCTTCACCTTCATGGCCATTTAACAAAACAATAAAAGTCACTTTAAACCCGAGAAATATGGGTGATCTTCTATCTAATATGTATATATCGTTAGAATTACCAACGCTAACAATTGATAACCTGGGTGATTCTCCAAATTATAACTACACAGATCAGGTCGGAAGACATTTATTTAAATCCATAACAATGCGTATTGATGAAATGATAGTTGAAAAGTATCACGCAGATTGGGGTATTATTTATGACGAATTATATCTTGATGAATCCGAAAAAAGAACCAAAAGATATACAATAAATAGAAATATCGCAGAAGATACGTCTATAGAAAACATTAGTCTATCACGAAAAAAATCAAAGGTTTTTATACCTATACCATTTTTCTTTTCGCGAAAATACGAAAGTGATGAATACGAAACAAATAAACCAAATAGACCTTATTTTCCCTTATGTGCTATACACAAACAAAAAATAGAATTCGAAATCGAGTTTAACCCACAATCTTTTTTCACGGATTACCCCAGTAATATATCATTAGACTCTTTCGATATAGTTACCGAAGAAATATCAATAGACCCGAGTGAAAAAGTTTACATTAAAAATAATAAATATAATTTTATAACAGATATTGTTAAAAAACACCCTACATTAGAAATAAACCCGGGTGAAGTTGATAAAAAAATTGAAATAGTTGCAAACATACCCGTTAAAACACTAAATTGGTTTATTAGAAAAGAAAAATTTGAAAATGAGACTATAGCTCGAGAACCGAGTCAAGATAATACAACTGTAGATGGTTTATATACTTTTCATAACAGGTATAATATGTCTACACAAGATACTTATACTATACTAAATGAATTCTTTCACCCACCCATGCATTCTGCTAAAATACACGTAAACGGAGAAAATGTACCAAATATTCAAGATAGTGATCATAAGTATTTTAAATACACTGTTCCATTTACAAGTCGTTTATCTAGACCGTTCAGAAATATATACACGTATGCATTCTCGATGAATCCGATTAATGTGGAATCATCGGGAAGCTTGGACTTTACACAGTTACGTTCAAATAGAACTACTTTGGATATAAAAATGGTTCCTGATCTTACAGATACATATAACCTTCACATGTATTATGTTGGTTATCAAACATTTACCTTTGAAAATGGTTTCATGTCACTTGCTTATTAAATAATTGTTTTTTATGTTCTTTTATGTAGTCAATAATGTTATTTTTTATACACCATCTAATAAAATTTAACTGTGCAACAGTTGTACTAATTTTATTATTTGTACCCGGTATCGTATAATCTATTTTTGAAGATCGACAAAATGGATCAAATAATTTTTTACTATACCCATCTAAACTAGATTTATACGAACAGTGAACACTGAATATTTTACCATCACCCGTTTTATATGATAAATTATTTTTTTTACAATAATTTGTAATAAACCATTCGAGGTTACGCAATGATATACCACCAGATTTGTTTAGTATCTGATTAAGAATATCTCTATTATTTTCATGTTTATAAAAAGTATCTATAGAATGTAATAATATAGTAGATTTATTCATATTCTATAGACATGTACCTAAAACTTTAAACTATTTTTCATAAATAATCGAATGGATTATCGTCTATTTCTTTTACAGAAATATTCTCATCGTACGTTTTCATATTTTTCAATACTATTTTGTTTGTATCTTGTCCATTGACAACGGAAATATTCTGACTTTTATGGTTACTACAATAATCACCACAACCTTCTTGTTTGGGAGACATACAGTAACAACCACGTGTGTATCTGTTATTTTTACCATTTGCACCTTTTATACCTCTACATATAGGGTCATGATCTAAGCAATCTCTTATAGTATTGAAAGGTATTTTAGTAATTATGGACCATGATTCTAAGGTCGCATAAATAATTTTATTAGACTGTTTTTCTATATCACTCTTAATTTGTTTTATAGTATTAAAACTTAATATATCACATATAATATCTTTGTGACATACTTCACTAGTTTTAAAATCTAGGAGACTTTCAATATGTGGTCTCTTTGATAAAAGTTTTGTATAGACTTTACTAAGAACTTTATTAGAATATATTTTTATACTTTCATCCATAGCTTCTTTGATGTTTAATGGTAAATACATAACTATACTTATAATTAAACGTTTTTATTTTTTAACTACCTTTGCCCACATATCTGAAATTTTCCTCTGATTAGGATCAATTATATTTTTATTTTTTTTATCTGGTTTATTTTTTGTTATAAGTTCCCCAAATATTTCTTCCTTAACATTTTCAAATAAAGGTTCTATTAAATCACAAACGGGATTCAAAAACTTATTCAAAAAATAATAAGGGTAATCTATCGGTAAATTATTTTCTTCGACATATTTTGGATCTTCTGCTTTTTCATAAGCTTTTGCACGTGGATCATGAGTTTTCACAAGAATATATGGAACACGATCACCTGATTGTGGTTCCGACCCTGGCTGTCTTTCTCTCATCTTGTTTCTGACCTGGACGTGTGATAGATTTTCAGATTTATAAGAATCACTTAATTGTTGTGAAAGTATTAGTTTCTCGTTAGGTACTTCACCTTCTAATAACTCTATTGCACGTTGCATGGCGAGAGATTTAGGTGGTCCTGTATCACTGCTCTCTAAAATAACGTCAAGTAACTCTTTACATACCTCTCGCATATGTGGTGTATTATCTCTTCTAACTAATTGGAGACCCTTAACATCTATATAGTCCATGTTCATATTACCATCTTTACCCTGTGTCCAGAGTTTCGCAGCATACCTTTTCTTTGAATACAAAAAATATGGGCAATATACTTTCTCAAGTTCGAGATTGTTTGGTTTTTTAAATAAATGTGTACATTCGGACGCCGCGCGTTCACCAAGTTCCCAACTATACTTTATAGCTTCTTCACCTTTACGTTCACCGACATCAAATTCAACCATAACAGAATCGGTATCACCATACCTTACCTTTGCACCAGGGTAATTTTCCTCGACGTATTTTTTTGTATCGTCAATCATCATTCTCCCCTTTCGAGTTACAGAAGACGCAATTGGTACACATGGTAACATACCCTTGGATGCACCGGTGAAACCATATACGGAATTCATGGATACTTTATACGCCAACTGTTTACCATTATACATCTGTTGAAGAGATCCCGTCGAATTTGCCATATCTTTCTTTGCTTGTTTTCTGAATTGTTTCAACTCGAGTAAAATACTTGGTAATAAACTGGGTACATTTTGTACAAATTTAAATTTACCAAAGGTTTCAATCTCCAAATCAGGGTAATTAATCTTATTTTCATACTTAGCATCCATTATGAGTGTTGAATAGCACAGATTGTGTGCCATCATTATTGAAGGATATAACGCTTCAAAATCAAGTGCAGTTATAGGTGTGTAATATGCACCCTTTTGAGCATCGAGAACGGTTGCACCTTCGTATCCTTCTACCATACCTTCACCCCATGCAATTGTTGGAACAATGTAACCCATTTCCCTAGCTTTTTTAGTAAGTTGACTAAACACTTTAATTTGTTGACCTCTTTCTACTAGGTAAGAAAGAGGTACCCACGTCGCTTTTGCCATCTCGAGTAAGTTTATAAGTATACACAACTTAGATAAAAGTTTATGTGGTAATAAGGTATCTTTTATACAATATTCCGCGACCTCTCGTAATTTTACAGGATCTTCTTCAACAAAACGCGCAAACATTTCCTTAACGGGCATATCTATTTTGTTATCACCCAAATATAATTTAGATACGTTATCAAGTTTATAGGAATCAAGTTTATAACCCTTTTTTACTTCGTGAAATAAATCAAAAATAAATCGACCAGGTAAAGGTAATAATTTGAGTTCGTTATCACCCAGGGCACTTGAAGAAAGTTTCTTTGGTTTTATACTACACGTATATTCCCGAAATTTACTCATATTAAAAAAATTAGAACTACACTTCAACTTCTTAGCGCGAGTAATAATATAATGCAAATCAAACCCAAATATATTCCAGCCAGTTATTATATCAATATCCATTTTTTTTATGTAAACACTAAACGCTTCTAGCATTTCACGTTCACTTGGATAACTCAGTATAGTACAACCTTCTAAATCATCATCTGTTTTTTTATAACAGAAACAGGTCTTATCATAGGGTACATCTTTACCGAATGTACAAAGAGATACAGCGATCTGAAAACAACAGTCTCCATCTATATTTGCATCAGGGAACTTACCAGTTGAACTATTACATTCAATATCGAGAGAACATACAACGAAAGGTGCCGTTTCGGGATTATCAACAGGTTTTAATTTTTCCCAGTTCAAACAAAATTTATCAATGTCAACATTTGCGATATTATTGTCTTCACAATCATCACCAGAGTCAAGCCATCCAGTAGACTGTATACCACTCAAGTGCATTAATCTCAGGACGGGATCTAAATTAGATTCGAATACCTTTAGTTTAGTAACTTCATCAGGTAAAGTTTTTTTAAGTTTATACGAAGTAGTTCTACGTTCAGATAAAGTTTCAAATATAATTCTCATAAAACTAAACTCCTCATTGTTTTGAAATCCCCATACATCCTTTGCCATAACTATATCATATTCGATATTAAAGTCAGGACACAGTTTACATATTTTATTGTGCCATATAGAAGCCCATGATTTAGAATCTTGGCGCGGGAGTTTAACGTAAAAGTAAGGTTTAAATTCGGTAGTAAGACAGACTGATTTACCATCCCGCGTTTTACCAAATATACTTACCAAGTGCTTATTATCATCTTGGTCATCGTTTGCTTCCCATGTAAGAGCTTGAAAAACAACCATATTTCTTAATACGTTATAGCTCAATTTTTTTAATATACTATATTAATAAATATGTCAGCTGCTTTGATTGACCTCGTATCGGTCGGTGCCCAAGATGTCTATATCACAGGCGACCCCCAAGTTTCTTTTTTCAGACAAAACTATAAACGTCACACCAATTTTTCTATTAAACCAGAACGTCTCGATTACATCGGTACATTCAAATCAAGTAATGAAGTTTCTATCCCAATTCGATCCAAGGGTGATCTTTTAAGCTACATCTGGATTGAAAATGCTAATATCAACAGTAACAATAGCAACGATTCCCTTTTTAAATCCGCGAATGGAACATCGGATGACACTTCTCCAACCGAATTCTCTTTGTGGATCGGTGGTCAGGAAGTTACAAAACTGGATTCACTTTTCATTAATACCGTACACAATACGTTGTATAATGAATCACAAGCGAAGGCGACGTGTGCCGTAACTACACAGGATACAGGTGATAATGCATCTACAGGGAGTTACGTGATTCCATTCTTTTTTAGCGAAGACTGGACTAAATCGCTCCCACTTGTCGGTCTTCAATATCACGAAGTTGAAATTCGAATTAAGTGCAGAAATGGAACTTTTGCTCCATCGTTACCCCCAAAAGTGTACGGTTCCTACATATTCCTCGATACCGATGAACGAGAATTCTTTTCCCAACAAGAACATGAAATTCTTATCACACAAACACAGTTTCAACCAATGACCGATACGGACACATCCATAGATCTTACATACTTCAATCACCCAGTAAAAGCCGTTCACATAGCAGCTGGTCTCAGAGACACTACCGCGTATAGTTTCCCAAGTGCATCCATGTTTATTAACGGAACACCACTCTTCGAAAATATGTCAGGCGAGTACCATAGAAATGTCGTTCCATCGAGACACTGCTCTATACTTAATAATACAATTGACGAAGAACAGATATATACCTGGCCAATGTGTCTTACCATGAACAAGTCTCAACCAACAGGAAGCTTAAACTTTTCGCGTATTGATAATGCTAAAATAACAATTACCGGTGCAATTACAGCTGGTAATGTTGCCATGGTTAGAGCGTATGCGGTCAACTATAACATTCTCAGGATTAAGAATGGTATGGGTGGTGTTGCGTTTGGTAACTAAAACGAAAATAAAAAATTTATAAAGTACCCGTCGAACCAAAGCCGCGATTAGCACGCATGGTTGGTTTCAATTCACTCACTTCTTGTACAAAAGGTGTCATACACTTTTCTAAAATTAATTGAGCAATTCTTTCACCTTGTTTAATTTCGTAAGGAATAGTCCCGAGATTAAATAAGTTAACTTTCAATTCACCGGTATAATCAGGGTCGATGACACCAGCACCGACATGAATCCCATATTTTACAGATAAACCCGATCTTGGTGCGATACGTCCATAACACCCATGTGGTACAGTTGCACATATACCCGTACTAACGATTTCTCGAGAACCTGGTTCAAGAACCATATCGTTTAAACTATACAGGTCATAACCCACAGAACCAGGTGATGCGCGTGTCGGTAAAATAGCATCGAGTGTTAATCGTTTAATTTGGAGAGTTGTTTCAGACATTTTTTATTTATTTATAAACCGATTTCTTTATTACAATTAAAAGTGATAAAATACATAACAATATAAATATTTCACTAACTGTTACGTTTCTTTCTATATAAGGAATTTTAAACGCTTTATAATTTTTAACGTGACATAATGTTTTTTCACCTCTACTTATAATAAATGGAGACACAAATTTAACTATAGAAGGACACGTAGTACCCGAATCATCTCTAGCAACACCCTTTTCTCCACCCATAACACCTTCTTCATCTGCCCAAAATGAACTTTTTTTATCGACCCGTTTTTTTAAATTTTTAACATTATTTGTATCAATATCTAAATACGTTCGAAATTTATGATTCAATATTTTTTGTGCCCCTTCGCGTGTTATAAAATAAGCCGCAACAGACCCTGTAAAAATATTAGGTCTCGTCCATTTATTTGAACATAAACCATCGCAGTGTAAAAGTAACATCTCCCAATCTCTATCGTTAAGTTTATCACGTAAGTACATAACATTATCAAAAAGGGGGTATGCGTCGTCTTCGAGTATTAACGCGACTTCATTTGTATCGTTATCTAAAAAATAATGAATGGCTTTTAAATGACTCGACGTTGCTCCAATAACCGGACCGGGTATAAAATGTTTATAAAACGAGTGGAAATGTTTATCATATATACTTTTGGAAACATCTTTTCTATAATTACCAGGTATACGTACTGGGTATATACCAACACCGTTTAGTTTTTTCTCTTGAGATTCATAACGTTTCTTTTGTTCATCCAAATTAATAACGTATGTATTAAATTCCATATAATTTAGATATACATTATAATTTAGATTTCATTGCAGCAAAAATAACCCACGCAATAACAACATCTACTGAATAATGTTCTCTCGATGCAATAGAAAAAAGAGATGTAATGAATGGCCAAACCGGCCATAAAGGTGATCCCACGTGATATGAAGACACTATATTAAAAGCACTATGTCCCGAAAATATATAATCGTTACAAAAACCAAAAGGTGGTTTTAATTCACATTCTTTAGACGAAGGAATGGTCGTAACATAATTAGATAAAGCTCTAAATGAAAACATAAGAATTAACATTGATAAATAATTACCTTTTTTAGACCTTGACCATAAATTCCACGAAAAAAGAACAAATAAAATAGGAATAATCAATATATAATCACCTATTTTATGATACTTTTCTAAATTTGGTAACGCATCAAAACCAATATCATAAACATTTTCACCTTCCTTAACATTTCTTTTATACGAAGCATGATAACCAATTATTATATTAAGTAAAAGAGAAAGTAAAAGTATAAAAAATAATTGCATGATTTATAATAGACTGAGAAATATATTTAAAAGTAATACTTTATACTAAAATAGATCATGAGTTTGAAAATTATTATGGGTAATATGTTTTCTGGAAAAACGTCCGAACTTATACGACGTTTAAAACGATACAAAGTTATAGGAAAACGTATTCTCGTATTAAATTCAAGTCTCGATACGAGATCAAGTGATGAAGTTTTAAAAACACATGATAATTCAAAATTCGAATGTTTAAAAGTTAGTAATCTAGAGGAAGTTGATTTTTCAGGTGTTGACGTTATCGCAGTGGACGAAGCACAGTTCTTTTCCGGTCTAAAATCATTTGTTGAAAAGGTACTCACAGACAATAAAACTATACTCTTAGCAGGTTTAGACGGTGATTATAAACAGGAAAAATTTGGGGAAATTATAGATTGTATACCACTCGCCGATAAAGTTTTCAAAATAACGGCTATGTGTATGGAATGTATGGACGGAACCCATGGACCATTTACAAAACGTATAGTCGATTACGAAGGTAAAAATTTAATAGGGGGTAAAGAAATGTATAAAGCCGTGTGTAGAAAACATCTTTAAAATTTAGTATACAATAACAAATGCACTTGAAAGAATTAAAAAATCATGTGCATGTGTTACAGGAAGAATTCGAAAAAATTCCCAATACATTCATACGAGATGAACCTAGATTGGAAGGTGAATGGGTAGGATCAAAACATTTACAGGAAGTTGTTTCTTTATATGCAAAAGGTAATCACGGTTGGCTCAAAGGAGGACAGGATCACGTTTTTGATAAATGGATTAGTTGGCCTCTTATTTGGGGTGGTAAACCTGTACCAGGTAATTGTGCAATATGCCCCAAGTCATTTGCTATACTTTCACAAATAAAGGGAATACACGTTGCAGGATTTTCGCTCATGAAAAGTGGTGTTGTTTTAAAAGAACACGTAGATGAGGTAGGCGAAAAATATATATTTACGTACCATTTAGGAATAAAGTGTCCCGAAAAGTGTATATTACACCATTCAGAAATGGGTGATATAACAGAAGAAAATGGGAAACATATTATTATGAATGCTCGTAAAAAACACTGGGCAGAAAATCAATCAGACGAGGATAGAATTATTCTGTACATGGAAATATATTCTTAATATATTATAAAACAATGAATAAAGATCCCAGATTAACCGATACACAAAAAGTTTTATTTGCACTACCAACACTAACTCTCATATTTCTCATATTACTCATACTATTAAACAAAAAAATCAGGCGCAGTCCAGGTGTATATATATCACTTGCATTATCAGCTATTCATTTATATCATCACTACACCCTCGCTAGATTACAAAATAAAGTATAAATGTATATAATAAAATATGTTCATGATCGAAGAACCTTATGGAATATCAGAGTTTCAAGCTTGGTTAATATCAATTACGTTAGGAATGGTATTAATAAGAAGAAAAATTCGTGGTGAAAAATATATTAAGTAATATAAATGAAGGTTCGTTTACAAAAAAGTCCACTTTTTAATAAAAAGTATAGAGTTACTTTTGAAAATGGCAGAGTCGTTGATTTTGGTGCAAAAGGGTATTCGGATTATACAAAACACGGAAATCCCTTACGTATGCGTTCATATGTAACTCGACACGGTGGTTACGTTCCTCATATGGTTCAGAAACAGACAGATCCTAAACTCGTTCATTTAAATATGCTCGATGTTGTTAAAAGCGATAAAGAAAACTGGGGTAAAACAGGTTTTTATACCGCGGGGTTTTGGTCTCGTTGGCTCTTATGGAGTCACCCAGAGTTAGAAGGTGCCAAAAAAATAATAACAAAAAAATACGGTTTATCTTTCAAATAAATACGTGATTTTTAAGTTTGAAATATATAATCAAACATCAAAATCACTCTTCTTTGGCTTCATCTTTTTTAGCAAATCGTTTTTTCGTATCCATGCTTATTAAATACGAAGTAAAACACCATGATATACACGAGAGTAATAAACCCATCAAAATGGGGGGTGGTTTAAAGGGGAAACTAAAAAGTTTCATTGATACCATGAAACAACATAAACAACTGAAAATTCTTTGTATGAGTGTAATATTATCGTACGTTTCCGACATTTATAATGTACTTAGAAAAAATTATCAGTTCTGTATAGTTTAGCCTGGAAAGAACCAGTTTGTCCTAAAACTGACACGGACTCGTTACCATATATTTCCTGACACCCAATATCATCCATACAATCTCTATTATCTATGGTTATAGGAAGTGAATATAATTGGTCACCTGGTGTTGTTGTGTAATAATTGTACCTATCACGTCTACCTCGAACTTCTTTTCCGTATATAGGTAAAGTTTCTTCATTTTCACCGACAAGAACACCCATTTGTTGAATATGACCAGGTTTATATTCTTTGATTGGCGGACTTCTGTATTCTTTTTCCATTGGTATTTCTACTGGGACTTGAACTGGTACATGAACTGGTACTTTTTTACTTACAATAATTGGATTACGCATTTGGTAAATTATAATAACTGCAAGTATAATTAATGCAAAACCCAAGAGTTTCTGCTTTGTCTTAATCTTCATTTGTATATACAAATATTATTTCTTACCGAGTAAGGGTTTAAGTGGAGTGAGATCTATTCTTTGTAATCTAAATTGAACGACTAACCAAAGAAAAAATAAACCACTTTTTAATAAATTGTTCGCATCTGTATCATCCATTACATATATTGGACCCATAACTTTACCAAAAAATGTATTATCTTTTTCTTCACCAGTTATCGCCATCTCAAGTTGTGTCAGTGCGCATGTATCATCATTAACTGACCAGTGAAAAAATATAAATGGTACAAGAAGTGAATAAAATTCTAAGTTTTGTTTATTGCTGGTAAATGGTATCACGAGCATAGTAACAAAAAAAGTCAAGTGGACAAAAAATATAATGTTCATATCTATTAGTATGAACGAAGAAAAGAAACTGCCTAAAATATGGCACGTGCAACAGGAGAAAATTCTTAAATCTTGGGGTGAAGCTGCTGCGTGTTATAGATACATGCACTACCAGGCATATTGTTCATATAAAAATTTGAGTATGAAATTTACTATACCACTTATAATTGTAAGTACAGTTACAGGTACTGCTAACTTTGCACAAGAAACATTTCCACCGTCTGTACAACCTTTTGTACCATCGGCTATCGGCGGTCTAAATTTAATCACAGCCATCGCAACTACTATTATGCAATTCCTTAAAATTAACGAACTTATGGAAGGTCACCGCGTTGCCTCTGTACAATACGGTAAAGTTTCACGAACAATACGTCTCGAACTAACTTTACCTCTCACCGAAAGAACATTAAGTGGTACAAATATGATTGAAAATATGCGTACAGAATATGATCGTTTAATAGAACAGTCACCAAATGTTCCACAAAAAATGATAGATTCATTTGAAAGAGAGTTTCCAGATGATAATGTATTCTTCAAACCAGAAATTATGCATATTCAACCAATTATACCATTCAAGGCGATACAGGAAAGTAAAGTCATAACCAAGTTAAAAGATGCGGTTACCGGTGTAGCAAAACGCGAATTAAAAGAGGAACTTGAAAGTATCCGAGGTAATATCAAATCGGCTAAGAAAACTATAAAGTCAGATATCGAAGGGAAACAACAACGTATTAATGAAATTTCAGATTTAAAAGGTAAAGGTCTCGTAAGTTTGAAAGGTGATTTAATGAATGAATTACGCCGTCGAACAGAGTTAATGGAAGTTGTCACGGAAACACCAGTGGCTGAAGATAGTGATGAAGATGATAAAGAATTAAAAACAGAATCAGATAAACGTAAATCTATATTAGAAAAAATAATTATAGAATCACCGAAAGACGATTTGAAAGATAAGCAACCATAACAAAAAGTGCTAAGTTAAAGAATCCAATACACATAACGTAAGGAAATAACTTCCTTTTGATAGGATCTATAACACGCTTTTGGAGTGCGTCATTATTCAAAACTAAATCTAGAGCTTGATTAGTAAGGTCGTCATCATCGGACATATGGATTCCTTTGTTATTATAAAAAAACAAAAAAAAAGTTATGAATTATCACTACGTGACAATGAAATAAATAATTTAAAACGGTGTTTAGATGAAGGTAAAAATATTTTTTTATGTGGGGCAGCTGGATGCGGTAAAACGTTTATCCTGAAAAATGTTCTGGATGAAACTAACAGTGTAGAAATATGGGATGAACCCATGCGTAAAAAAGATATATATTTAGACACGATCAAAAAATCAAACATGTACGCATATATAGAAGATTACGATTCAGATTTACATACATACAAACATATTGTGGAATCGGTTTCTGATGGTAATACTGTTACAAATAAACAATTAATAGTTACATCAAGGAATGTTTATTTCATGGAAAACTTTACAACTCTGATTATACAAAGATTAAAACCTGAAAAAATAGCTACTCTTAAACCAAAACATATTAATACTTTATTAGCAGCACATAAATGTAAAGGTAACATTCACAACTACTTTCACTATTTAGACTATACGGGCGAAAAAGATATTTTTAAAACACCAAAAGAAATTGTTACGGGTATTTTATGTGATTCCAGTGATATAAATATAACAGACTCTATTCACGAACATGGTCATATTTGGTCGATCATAGAAGAAAACTATCCAGATGCAATATTAGAGAATTATGATAAAATAGCATACTCTTTAACAAATGCAGATATTTTAGATACGGAAATATATCACGGAGATTGGGATATAATGCCTTATTTTGTATTACACGCTATAAAAATACCAAAAAAATATTTCGTTAAACAAATTGATCCAGAAAGTTTACGACCCGGTAGATTCTGGACTAAATACGGAAATCAAAAAATGAGACAGCAAAAGATTAGAGGTATACAAGTTAGGTCACCAATAGGTTTGGGACAAGGTGAATTTATGCTTTTACGAGAATACGCAAAAAAAGGTAATGTTTCGCATTTTAAAAAATATAATTTAACACCCCAAGACTTTGATGTAATGAATCATTTAGCAATACAAAATAAACTTAAACAACGTGAAGTTACAAAAATAAAAAAGTTGATTAAAGAAGAAATAGAAAGTTAAACTAATAACTATGTCTACAACCACTAACACGGATGATGATGAAGATTTTAAAATCACACGTGTTATCGGTAATGAAATACTATACTACGGTGAAATCACGAACGAGGATATTCTCGAATTTATAGAAGAGTTTAAGAAACTCGAAATTAAACTTCTTAAACAAAAAGCGGAACTTATTGGATACGAACCCGTTATCCGAATACATATATGTAGCGGAGGTGGTGACTTATTCGCGGGTCTGAGTGCAATGAACATTATCGAAAAATCGCGCGTTAAGGTCGTCACGATCGCACAGGGTGAGTGCTGCTCGGCAGCAACGTTCCTCCTTTTGGGTGGACACGAACGTCTCATTGGTAAAAATGCACACGTTCTCATCCACCAAATATCCACGGGTGGATTTTGGGGGAAATATGAGGAAGTTAAGGATGAAATGAAAATGTGTGATAAACTCATGAACATGGTTAAGAAAACGTATACAGAAAAAACGAGTATTCCTGATAAACAACTTAAGAAACTTATGAAACGTGACGTTTACCTCGACCCTAACGAGTGTATCAAATACGACGTCGTTCGCGGTCTTGACTAATATCGACGCGTCGTTTATAAAGACCAATTATGGTCGCAATTATTAGAAACAAACAAAGTGTATTCGCGTTTAGCGGTATAACTGTATTTTCTGGAGGTTTGAGTCGTTCCATTCTGCTATAGTCGACGACGGGTATTTTATCCGCCATACTCTACTATACCTGAATAAAAATTTCAATCACA